ATGAAATCATTGAACATGGAACTGACCACGGCGATACAACAGTTAAGGTTGTACGCGGTGGCCGAGAAGTAGTTAAGCACTCTTCTCCCGGGAAGGCCCTACGGGCGATCGCGAAAGAAAGTTGCGACAAAACACTTCTATCTGGTGTGAATTGGTATTTAAGCGAAGAACGTCTACGAAAGACGTTATCAGCTTACCATTCTAACATTAGTTTTCGCTATCGTAAACAGCGAACTAACGAAAAGTTTACCATGAAACCCGAGGATATGAGATATCCAGAGTTTCACCCCCTTTTAACTTGTTCAGGTCACCTACCTGAGACATATGTGTCTGACCCTTCGGGCGTACGCATTAGTCTCGGTGACTGGACTGAGTTTCCTAGGCTCCACAGACTGTTGCAGTCGTGGTTCACTGCGTTTGAGCTATTTACAAAGACGACCCATGCATTAAGCAAGGTTGAATTGTATAAATGGCAGCAGTCCCAAGAACGCTTCATCATCGCCACGGCCAGATCTTGCCTGAGTGATAATGGAGAGAAAGTCTTGAAGTTTTGGAGTACGCGATGGTTCGCGCAGGCGTGGAACAGTGAAGAACTTGAGGAGATCGGAGATCAACCCAAAATCATTACTGGTCCCATGTGGCAAATGGTCAAGAATGCAATCAAATTTAGTAAGAATCTGAATTTACGCAGTATGAACTTTATCAGGAGTCTCTACGAGGCTAAGAGGTACTGGAATGATATTCCAGACTCCCGAGTTGATGCGGCTATGGAGAAACACAAAAAGTGTCTCCAGATTGTGCATGAGTTAGATGATAACTCTCGTCTTGCACTTAGACAAGCTACAGACGTGGTTTTTCCACCAGGAATGAAATTTCGTTCCACGCTTTGCTTACCAACTTATCACTCATCGATTGAGACTTCCATCGCAGATGGAGGTAATCATGAGTACGTATCCCACGGCGTTAATATTGGATTATCTACCATTGATATCTCTCGTGAGCTCTCCGAGCTTCAAGTGCGTCATGCACTCGGGATGATAGATTGGGATGAGAAGGTTCATGTTGAATATCAGTCGATCCCCGAACCTGGGAAGAATCGAGTAATCACTAAAGGTCCAAGCGCTGTCTATACAGCCGTACGAGGACTTCAGGGTTTCATGATGAAAACATGGGCTAATATGCCATTTTCTACCATGGTCGAAGATACCGATGCTCGGATTCGATCTCTGATGGGTGGAAAAACGCCAGAAGGTGTAAAATTCTGTAGTGGTGACTATGAAGCCACAACTGACTTTATCTCGCATGAGGTTAGTCAG